ATACTCAGCAACTTCACGAATATATGTTTTAGTTCGTTGCTTTTGTACCTTAGGTTCGATGCACTGCTTCTTTGGTTTTACTTCTATAATGTATTTCTGAATACTTCCATTTGATTCGCGAACTTTGATGTAAAAATCAGGGAAGTATCTATGAATTCGATTGTCTAGGGGAGAACGGTAGGGGATGACAATCTCTTCACTACCCCATTCCAAAATGTTTTCATTTCTATCACAGTAAACCATGAACTTTCGTTCCCATAAACTGCGATAAATAATATTGCGATGGTCCCCTCGATATTTTTCAATATTGCTAGGTTGAAACTTACCTTTATACGCCATTACAATAATTCTACCTAAGGTATTTAGTGTGAGCATCAGACGCAGTTATCCAAGACCTAGGAAGACTAGCGATATTCTGCCGTTGTTTTCTAAAGTAGCAACGACAAGTCATTATGAGTTATTCTTCCAAGCTCTCCCAACAAAACTCCTAGGACACATTCAATACAAAGAACCTTTGTGCTCTAGAAATTTTATATTTAGAGAGTTAGGATTACTTTGTAGATCGACCGCATTGCCTGGTGCCACATTTGCTACGGCACAGGTGAATGGTCACTATATGGGCAGAACTGAAAAATTTGCACATACACGACTGTATAGTGATGCGTCATTTACATTTGCTGTAGATAACGAGTACAAGGTTCTCTCTTTCTTTAATTTCTGGCAAGAATTTATTGAGAATGGATCTGGTGAGGAGAGACAGAAAAAAGCATTTTACTCTAGGATGCAATATCCTGTTGAGTACAAAGCAAGTACAATGAGGTTACAAAAATTTGACAAAGATCACTTCAGGACGCTAGACTATACCTTTGTAAATGCTTTCCCCTTGAATGTCATACCGTCTGCAGTTTCTTATGATGGCAGTCGTGTTTTAGAAGTTACTGTAACATTTGCTTATGACAGATTTGTGATTGGAAAATTCCTTTCTACAGAAAAAACCGAAAAACAATTGACTAAATTTGACAATCCATACGGTGTTGGTAACGACCCCAGACTTAGAACCCCTGAGGCACGACGCACCCAACAAGAAACAACATCTGGATTTGATGAATATGCATCTCAGGTTATTAATGAACCTGGAATCGGTGCTAACGATCTGCCCAAATCTGTTGACCAAGGATTTGCCTAATAAATAAAATTACTGATTAATATATCATGCCTTTACCAAAAATTGCTGCTCCAACATATGAGTTGGTGATCCCTTCATCTGGAAAAAAAATCAAGTATCGTCCCTTCTTAGTAAAAGAAGAGAAGGTTCTTGTGATGGCTCTAGAGAGTGAAGATCAAGAGCAAATTGCAACTGCAGTAAAAGATGTTCTTACTGCATGTATTCTGACTAGAGGTATCAAAGTAGAAAAACTATCTACATTTGATATCGAATATCTATTCTTAAATGTTCGTGGAAAATCTGTAGGTGAGACTATTGATGTTCTCATCACCTGTGAAGATGATGGAGAAACCAAAGTTTCTGCAGCAGTATCTATTGATGAAATCCAAGTAGTTACAGATCCCAATCATAAGAAAGATATCAAGGTTGATGATACCCTTACTTTAAGGATGAAGTATCCTTCTCTTACGGAATTCATTAACCAAAACTTTACTGGTGGTGCAGATTTAGATGCTTCGTTTGGAGTCATCGTTGCATGCATTGATATGATTTTCTCTGATGAGGAGACTTGGACCTCCAGTGATTACACTGAGAAAGAATGGTTAGATTTTGTTGGACAACTTAGTTCTTCTCAATTCAAAGAGATTGAACACTTCTTCAATACAATGCCAAAACTATCTCATACAATTACGGTCGTAAATCCCAATACTGGAGTAGAGAGTAGTGTTACTCTGGAGGGGTTATCAAATTTTTTCAGCTAGCGATGCTGCATCAGGACATTGTATCTTATTTCAAGATTAACTTCGCCTTGATGCAACATCATAAATACAGCTTGAGTGATATTGAAAATATGATGCCTTGGGAACGAGACATCTATTTGGCACTTCTCCAAAGTTATATTGAGGAGGAGAATCTAAAAGCACAACAAGCTAACGGTATCTGATGGCAGTAGCACAACCACAAACAAGTATGCTCCCGAGTTCTAGTAGAACTGGCGATCAGCGTGACTTGACTGCGGGTGCTTCTGGTGCCATGACTGAGAAGAGATATAATAATCTCAATAGAAATATTATTGCTATTCAAGGCAACTTAAAAGCTATTGCTTCTTTGATTACGCAAAGAGGTGCTCAAGAAGTAGAAGAGGATAGACAAGAGGTAAGAGCACAAAATGTAGAGCGAGATAGGATATCAAAAGGTAGAACAGAAAGTGCTATTGAAAAGGCTATAAAGACTGGGTTGATGAAACCCATCAAGACCATGCAAAAGAGACTTGCTGGTCCATTTGAGGCACTATTCAATGCTGTAAAATCAATCTTTTTGGGTTGGTTAGGAATCAAAGGTCTTGAAGCATTAGAAGCATGGACCTCTGGTGATAAAGATAAATTAGAAGAATTGAAGGGGCAATTGATTCAAGGTTTAGCAATTGCTGGTGGTGTTGGTCTTGCACTAACTGCAGGTGTAGGATTGGTAACTGGTGCAGTAAGTGGATTAGTTGGTTTGATTATAAGTAGTCTTCCTGCATTGATTGCTTTGATGGCAAACCCATATGTTTGGTTAGGTGCAGGTATTATCTACGCTGGATTTAGGTTGAATCAACTATTTGGTGATCAAAGGTCGCTCGATAGTTATAGTGATACAAAATCTCCATCGGGCAACATGAAACTGTCAAAGCGCGGTTTCCTTGAGCAAATAGTCATGATCGATGGTGTAGAGTCTGGTAGAGTATATCTAGAGTCTGAAATTCAACGATTGGAGCAGCTCTATGGCACAGGATTGATAAATTCTGACATGTATGGTGATGTTGCAGGATTGAAGCAACAATTGAAAGAGTTAAATGAGGGTAGATATGATGAATTTGATAAAGCTGGTGATCCAAGAACATTTGCACCAAATCAAATAAACACACTTGCTAAGATTGATGAAAAGTTAGGAGAGGTTAGACCTAAAATTGTAGAACAGAGACGAATTGAGGCAGAAATTAAACAGATTCTGCCTAATCCTCTAACGCATCCAGATAATTTATCTAAAGAAGACAAAGAAAAATATGATAATCTTATATCGCAAAGAGATGCCAATAAGACGGCATTGAATGATGTTCTGAAGGCAGCGGAAGATCTTAGAAGAAGTTTGGGTGTTAATAGTGCTGCTCATACTTACTATATGACTGTTGCAAAAAGATCTGGATTATCTACAGCATCTGATGGCGCTTTCAAGAGAGAAGGACTGAACCGAGGATTTAGGGTTCCTCAACTAAATCATATTGATAAGGCTCGCAGTAATCTTGAGACAGTTAGAAAAATTCAGGCAGCATCACCACTGAATCAAACTGGTTCTGGTGGTCCTGCAATGATTGACGACAGCAAGTTTTTAGCTGAAGTCAAAGCGATTGCAGGTACTAGTCGTTATGAGAGAGCGATGAGATTAGAAGTAAATCCAACGAGTGCTCCGAATGTTACTGTAGTTCCTGTTAATAGAGATATTGAAGCACCGACTCAGAATGTTCCTACTACAGACCCAGGAACACCGACGAAAGTTCCTGGATTTTCTACAATGAATCCATTTAATGAGTACCTTGATTTCTCTATTGCTACATATGGGATACGCTGATGAAATTAGTACCTAACAGAGAAGCAATAACTGTCATAGAAGTTGGTCTACTTTCTATTAGACAACTGACTCAGGGTATTCGTAAGACCATGGGTACGAATGTTCGTGCCGAAAAAGATAGGCAGAGAGATAAGAAGTCTAGACAATTAAATATCGCAGATAGAATACAGAAAAAAAGTAAAGAGAGACTTATAGAATTAAAACAAACAAGTTTTATCAAAAAACCGCTGTCTGGAGCATTACAAGGGACTGGAAGTTTCTTTGGTGGTTTATTGAGAGCGGCAGGATGGTTACTGTTAGGATATTTGACTCAAAAGTTGCCAGAAATCATTGATTTTGCGACAAGAATAAAAACTGCTATTGAAAGTATATTTGCGGAAGTTAGTAATATTTGGACTTCCATAACTAATGTGTTGAATGAGGCTAGTGATCTATTATCTCAGTTAAAGGAGAATATTTTTACTGGAGATTTTCTTGATAGTGAAGGTAAATTACAGAAAGAATTCGGTGAGTTTACTGATACATTAGATACAGAAAAAAATAATATGGGGAAATCTTTTGGCAATATTGTCCAAGAGTTAAAGAAACTGCAAATTTTTGGTCAAAGAGAAACAAACAAAAAGAGAAGACGAGAAGGAGAGGAACCAATTGACTTTGGACCAGAATCCCAAATGTCTCTGTTAAATAGAAGAGATTATATGGGTAGAAAAAGAACACTAGATCAAAAATTATCCTTAGGAGAAATTAATCAGGAGAGATACGACATGGAAATGGAAGTATTGAACGAATTACTTGCCGCATATATTGCAAATGGCAACCAACCAGTCAATATGGCACCTGCCCGAGAACCTGCAGAGCAGATACCACCAACAACAGAGACAAATATAACTCCAAACCAAGTCATTGAAGTTCCAGATGATTCAGGAATAACACTTGTACCATTAGAACCTCAAGTACAACCACAAAGTGCAGTAATTCCAAGTAGCAATATTGTTGGACGAGTTGGAAGTACAGGAAAAAGCACTGGTCCTCATGTTCATATTGAGGTTGGTGATGGTTTTGGTGGTAGAGGTCAAGTAATACCACAAAATGTGTTGAATAATATTATAGTTGACGGAAAACCGTTAAGTGAATATCCTGTGACTAGTCCTATGGGATATCGTGATGATCCTGTGTATGGTGGAAGACAATTCCATGGTGGAATTGATTTTGGAATTAGAGAAGGAGCAGCTATCACTTTACAGGGTGGTCTCAAATTAGATACATCAGCGACTGGAACCAATGGTACAGGATATGATGAAGGATATAATGATGGATATGGAAACTCTATTGTTCTCAAAGATGCTTCTGGCAGACAGTATTTGATCGGTCACTTATTGTCTGGTCCAGAGAAAGCTAAACCGCAAGGTAAAGGTAAAGGTGGTCCAGACAAACTTTCATTAGGAAATGTTTCACCTGCTGCTCCTCCAATATCATCTACCATCGCTGGAATGCCTGTTCCTAACAATGATGTTGTAGTTCACTTCCCAGTTGACACCCTAAATATACTGAGTGTCAGTAAATCGGGTGGTGACTCTCAAAACATTACGGTTCCTAATTCTGGTGGATCGAGAATGGTAAAGAGTTTTACTGAGACTGTGCAAAGATACAATAGAAACTTCACCTAATGTCTGCTTCAGCATCCGTATTCAGAAAATTTGATATTACTTCTGCAGATGGCAAAAAGACGGTCAGTCTTGTTGGTGGTATCACATGCTTTCAATACTTTGAAGATTTATTCTCACCAACTATTACTGCAGTTGTAGAAGTATCTGCTACGAATCTTGTTGACAAAGGTAAATTAGGTGAGTCCGTATATAATAGTTTACCAATTACTGTTGGTTCAAAGGTAGACTTCAAAGTATATACTCCTCTAGACTCAGCACAAGGTCAATCAGAGGGAAGACTTGGTTATACATTATATGTAAAAACTGTAACTGATGTTATTCAGTCACAGAATCAAGAAGTATTTACTTTACATTTGGTGAGTAGAGAGGCGATCAGAAACCAGCATGTTAGAGTAACTAAAAAATATGTTCAACAGTCCATTGATAAAATTGTCAAGGACATGGTTCAACTTACTGAACCGATTCTTATGGAGGAGTTTGAAAAATGTGAGGGTACAATAAATTATATTGGTAATATGAGAAAACCATTTACCAATGCTATAACTCTTGCTGCAAAGGCAATCCCTGCTGGAGCAAAGAGCAAAACTGCTGGATTCTTTTTCTGGCAAACTAGAAAGGGTTTTAATTTTAGGTCTATAAAAAGTCTAATCAAAAACGCTAATAAGAATAAAAAAAATCTTGCAAAATTTAGACTTACTAATGATCGCAGCACATCTATAGCAAATCCAGCAAGGAATGCTTTTAAGGTCTTAGATTTTTCTATTACTACAGACGAAGAACTCATCGAATCTCTACAAAAAGGAGAGAAGTCTACTTATAGAATCTTCTTCAATCCATTAGATCATTCTTTTACACAACCAAACAAATCTAAGTATTTGGAAGAACCCCCAGACCTATTAGGAAAGCAACAGAAAGAAGCTCCAGTTGCAGACAGAAAGTCTATACCAGCAAACATGTTTGCTTCTAGAGTTATAACAGAGATTCTAGATGTTGGGACACTAACATCTGGCGTATCTACCGCAGTGAACTATAATGGTAACGAATACATATCACAGTCAATCGTTGCCTATGGTAGTTTATTCACGCATCAAGTCCAATTAACCATTCCAGTACACACTGAACTTATGGCAGGAGACGCCGTTTATCTAGAAATACCTAAGGTAGAATCGGGATCAAACGAGTTTTCGCTCGATACTGTAAGTGGAATATATATTATTAAGGAAATTTCACATCTATTCCTTGCGAACGAATCTTACAGCGGAATGAGACTTATCAAAAACGCAGAAGGCATTTAATGAAAAAATCAATCGAAGACCATATCGAAAAGGACAGAGAGATCTTACGGGATCCTACAGTTTCCCCCCAGATGCGTCGGCATACTGCTGACGAATTAGAGCATCTTGAGATGTACCATAAATCACACCCAGATGATCATCATGACCCCACGGCACTTGAAATGTATTGTGATGAGAACCCTGATGCAGACGAATGTAGGATTTATGAAGACTAATGATTGAAGAGAATCTTGGATCTAGTCAATTTGTAGGTAGAGACGGATTCCGTTGGTGGATCGGTCAAATTGCTTCTACCGACTCACAGAAAGAGCAGGGTGTTGAAGGTAAACAAGGTTGGGGATTTCGGTATAAAGTTCGCATCATGGGATACCACCCATTCAGCGAAGATGTACCTACCGAAGATCTACCTTATGCTCAAGTCCTACTCCCTGTAACTGCTGGTAGCGGTGCAGCAAACTACGCACAATCTCCTGTCCTTAAACAGAATGATGTCGTCATGGGATTCTTCCTTGACGGCGATGAGGCACAAGTGCCTATGATTCTTGGACAGTTCCCTAGAACAAGATTTACTAATGCAGGAAATATTACTGGACCGTTCTCAGGTGGCACAGGATATACAGATGAAAATCCTAAGAATGGTAAGATTGCTCGTCTTGAATCTAATGAGCAACATGAATCTAGTCAGGTTACGAATAATAATGTTGGTAAACCAATAGATCAATCAGGTTCAGGTAAAAAGGTTATTGTTGCTGATACTTGTAAATCAAATCCTATCAGTCAAATTGCCAATGTGGTTGAGAACCTGGCAATGAGAGTGGAGGAGTTTGCTCTCACAGGAACTAATCTAGCAAACGAAGTAAGAGCTGCTGCAGACATCATCGAAGTTACGGCAAACCGATTCGTCGGTACGATGATTGAGAAGTTATTTGATAAGTTAGAGGGGTTAGGTCAAAAAGGATTGCTGAAATTATATAAAGCAGTCTTTGCTAAAGTATTATCGGCAACTGGATCTAAAACTATTGCACACGCCGCTGGTGTTGCTGCTCAGACTGCAATGCTTGCTCCAACTAATTTCTTACAAGAAGCAATTGGTTGTGCTGCTAATGCTGCAGTCGAAGGTTTGAGAGGAACAATTGAAGATCTTCTCTTTGATCTGTTAGATTCTGGTAGAAAGTACGCTGGATGCATGGGAGCACAGTTTGCTGGATCTTTTGCTAATGCTATCATTGACAAAATTGCAGATGAGATGATAAAACCTCTGGATGCTGTTTCTAAGATCATTGCCCCTGGTTTCAAGGTAGTAGATTTTCTACTCGGAGCAAGCGATGTTCTTAATACAGTATCTTCCTTCCTTGACTGTTCACAGTCAAACAAAGGCAAGTGCCCTCAAGATAAAGAATATATCGTTGGGGGTAGTGCTCTAGAAAAAGGAGATGACCCATTTGCGTATGTTATAAATGCGATGCAACTCTCCAGAGGTGCAGCAAGTCTAGCTAATGATTTTGAGCGTCAGTATGGTAAGTGGGATATTTTTGGTGATGGTGGATTGTTAAGTGAGACTGAATCTGGTATCATCCCTGGTGGTTGTTATGGTGGACCTCCACAAAATTGCACAGGTCCATATGTTGAGATTTTTGGTGGAGGTGGTTCTGGTGCTGCTGCTGAAGTCCTCATGGGATACTTCATTGAAAATGCAACTGCAACTATACCAGGGCAGAGCACTGGACTCAGAGAAATTGTAGGTGGTGTTGAGAAGGTTGGTAGTATTATTGGTGTACAGATGAAGAACTTTGGATCTGGATATAGATATCCACCCATGGTTAGCTTCAGAGATAAGTGTAATAATGGATATGGTGGCGTAGGTAAAGCAATTCTTGGTGGTCCAGAAAATGATCAGGTTATTGCTATCGTATTAGATACAACTGGAGAAAACTATCCAGCAATCATTCCAGAAGATCCTGGCAATATTGGCGTTATTGATGTCATTGTAGTCAATCCTGGCACAGGATATCAACCAGGAGATAAAGTCACTATCCCAGGTATCGCTCCTGGTGGTGAAACTACTACTGGGGTTGACACACCAGAGGGTGTTGATATAGAATTCCCAGATGACTTTATACCTGTAGCTCCAATCTATGATCCTGTCATCGATGATGAAGGCAGAATCGTTGAGGTTAGGGTTCTAAATATCCTTAGATATGATGAGATCTTACCAGCACTTATCGTTCAATCAGAGACAGGAGTTGGTGCGAGGTTAGCACCTATCTTTGGTACAATTCCAGAGGATAGAAGAGATCCTGTCACAGGCAAGCAAATTGGTGTTATTACTTCTACAGACTGTATCTAATGGCAGATAAACCCAAAAATTATCAAAGAAGAGTTATTGACTCTAGAGGTGCTCACTTTAGAATTGATACTGGAAACCCGACTGAGAGTTTAACTGGACCCGAAGTTTGTAAGGTTTATGCTGTCAATGATAATGATGAAGTATTTCTTATTTCTCACTCAAATGGTGGACTCACTAGAATTGCAGTAGATAAGACTTTAGAAGTTCGTGCTGGCGATAAAAATCAAGTTGGTATTAATGATATCAGAATTAGTGCTGCCAATGGTAATATTGCAATCAATGCAGACTATGGTAATGTATTGGTAAAAGCAAAAAATGTCATGATCCAGTCCACTCAGGACATTGATATTGCTGCTGGTAGAAATGTCAATATTACTGCTGGGCAAAGAATTTTATTGAACGCCAATACCGTTGCAAATAAGGGTAAGAGAGGAAACATGATCGAAAATACTTTCGGTATGAAAATGTTTGCTGGATCATTTGTTCCTGGTGACTTGGTTGAATCTGCACTTGGACCCTTTGCATCTCCGTCAATTCTTGGTGTTGGTAAAGCAGCGTTTGGTGCCGCTATGGGAGGTAATTTAGGTGGATTCGTTGCTAACAGTGTTATTTCTTCTACAGGTATCGGCGGTGTTGCTGGTGGTGCTGTTAAGTCCGCCCTTGGAGGATTCTTCTAATGACAAATAATGCTATTACATCTTCACTAAGAAGTGGAGCAAAAGGTACATATCACGGACTGCCAGCGCACTTTATGGTGCCAACAACATTTGAGGCAGGAACGATAACAACTGGTCCTATTTTTGACACTGGTGAAACTCTTGTTCTCGGTAATGTTTTAATCTCAGTTGATCCTTCACCTCTTGCTGTTAAACCATCAGGTACGCTGACTGTTACAACTGCGACTACACTTAATACATTAGTTACTGTTAAAGGTGTTACAAATGTTACTGGTACAGTAAACATTACTGGTCCAGTTAATGTCACTGGTACTGTCACAGCAACAGCGTTTAGTGGAACGATTAATGTTCAACCATGGAAGAGTTTTGATATCAGACATCCTAACAGGGATGGATGGAGATTAAGACATGTTTGTGTTGAGGGTCCTGAGGCAGCAGTATACATCAGAGGCAAGTTAGACGGAGATAACATTATTAAACTGCCTGATTATTGGGATGGATTAGTCGATTATGAGAGTATTACTGTAAATCTAACACCATATGATAGACCAGATGATACAATGTATGTAAAAGCAATCAGGAGAGACCCTGATCATCATATTATTGTCGCATCTGAGAAACATTTAAGAAATATCAAAGCATTTTATACTGTCACTGCTGCTCGACTGGGCGAAATGGTGGTAGAATACGAGGGACAGACAGTGGACGATTACCCAGGTGACACAACCAACTTCACATACCAGGGATAGGGTGCTATAATAAGAGGGTAAACAAATGCATCAGTCCATGGAAGAGTACATTGATTGCGTCCTAGTGG